TTGCCCTAACCATTTGGAAAAGATGTTCCGAATAGGTTTTTCGGACAGCGGCGGGTTCTTTAGGTCCGAGAATTAAATACGTACGCAACAACACGAAAAACATTCGTGCATTGATAACTTTTGGAAGCGTGCGCGACGAATGCGCCAGATACAGCTTGAACGCTGTTTCGAAGTTTCTCGTATCAACTGAAACGACAGCATTCATCTGGTCTTAGCTGAAAGTTCCAGAACGTAGAAACCTCCGCTCGCATCACGTTTAGCGGAGACGATACGAAGCACCCTGCCGTCATAGGTCAACGTGCGACCCACAACCGGCATCATCTTGCCGAACGTCAGCAGCAATCGGTCGGTGTTTTCCTGCAGTAGTAAACTGCCGCTTTCCAACTGCAGTTTGTCGGCGGTGGAACCGACATCAGCAGACCAGACGGTAGCGTCAACCGTGACGAGCGTTGAATCTGCCAAACGCCAATCGTCTAGTTTAACCAGTAGACGAGCGGCAAGATTGTCTTGGAAACCACCAGAGATCACGGCATTTGCGTCCGTGATTGAGGTTGGCAAACACCGCACAAGCTGACCTTGCCAAATGAACGCAGGATTGCCCAATGCCCCCTGAAGGACGGTCATGCCCAACTGGAGACTGGTGGCAATTAGGTTCACGCCGTGAAGTAGACGCCAGAAATCAAGATTCGGGAAGTGGATTGAAGTTGACCAGCCAAGCTGGAGATGTCGCCGGTTTCGTAATGGCTCAACTCGCAATAAGAAGTCCCGCCCACAACCTTACCAATCACAGCGGTCTTGGCTTGAGCCGTCGCGTTGTCCAACCAGATCGACACAGCAGCGTCGTAAGTCGCAGGATCTGGAAGGCTCAATCGAAGATTTCCGGTCGCTGCACCGCTCACCGAGTTGATGGTGATGTCAGCGGTGAACGTGGAAACAAAGCCAATGGACGTATGGCGAGCCGTGTTAACCGTCGTCGAGAACGTGCGGCCACCACCAGAGTCAGTCAGCGTAGGGGTCCACGTTGACGGAGCCAACATCGGCAACGCAGCGTAAATCTCGTCAAAGTTGCTGTTCGCCTTCTGCCAACTAGAACGCAGCGTGTCCCCAGTGTTGTCATTGGGTGTGCTGCCAGTATTGATGACTTGTTGGGACATGGTTATTCCTTGGGCAAAGCGTACCAGCCTTCCGAGAGCGTTATTCTGTTCTGAGAGCGCACAACTTTGCCAGAAGCATCTTTGACCCAGACCTTAGATTTAACGCTCTCAGCGAGGCGTACAGGCTCACCGTGAGGCACATAGATCACTCGACTAGCGCAACCGCTCATGGTCATCAATACGAGCCAAGAGATCACGCTTGAGGTCAGGTTGTTTCTGTGCGTCTTCACTGGTCTTGTCAGTCTTCAGTTGACCGGCGAAGAACTTCATCAATGCGGTCAGACTTTGTTCGATCCAATTCATGGCTACGGATCAACGCAGAATGAAAGACAACCGCCCAGACAAACATCCCAGCAAGGCCAGAGTTTAAGATCACCTCGGAAACCTTGGGCGAGTAGTCAGAGAGGCAGTTGAAGAGTGAACCAGCAGCTACCGAGACCAGAGAGGCTTTGAGTGTCAGGCTTCCAACTCTAGGCCACTTGTTCACCACACCTGACGAGCGGTAGATCAAGACCATAAACGCAGAGACACCAGCGGTAAGGACACCACAAGCAACTCGGTTTGTGATCTCTAGCGCATTCATTTTGGGCCGATACCCAGCTTGTCGAGGATGTATTCCACACCGCGCAAACCAAGGAAACCAAGCATGAATGCCACCGCGTATTGGCTGCTGGAGTTCTGCAAACCAAAGGCAGTGATGGCAAGTGGCGTAAGATAGTTGGCCGACAGAGTTCCAGCGATCAGGCTCATAATCGTAGAGAACCAACTCTTGTGTCCATCTTGCTTGACCAACACTAGCGAGCCAGCAAATCCAGCGACGAGCAACCCGAGGTTAATCCCAAGATCTCGCAGCAGGTCTTTCATGGCTTATCAGTTGGAACAGCGTCCTGAGCCTTGAGCGCGGTGAACATGGCACCGGCACCGCCCACAGCGGCGGCAATGGCACCGCCCATGTCACCGGCAATGGCCTGCTTGATTGCGACGCTAAGAGCAGCCAGCAAAACGGCCACTCCACCAGCGGTTGTTTTCCAGTTTTTCATTCGGATTTCGGGGAGTTAGCGGCAGCGACGATCTTGTCAACGATGGGGATGGCAACCTTTGCGTTCTGTAGTCCACCAGCCTTGACGCTGATGTCGATCAGTTGCAGCAGTTGCTGAATCTCCTCCTGAGTCAGTTCGATGTTAATCATTCGGCGGGAACGATAACCGGAGCCACCGGCTCGCT